ACGCCGTTAACGTTGTTATTGGCAATATAGCCGTTTGAGCCATACACAAAAATAAATGGATACAAACAGCAAACACCGCCGTCCACGGTAATTGGTTGGTATGTTGGATACTGGCCGCCGCTATCAGATAGGCCTTGGAAAGACCACGTGTAATTATTAGCTGGTGTAATATTACCAAATAAAACCTGTGTCTTAACGCCGTTATCGATGTTTTCTAGATTTAAACCCGGATGGGCCAATACAGCAAGCTGCTGACCTAATGGACTAAAGATGGTATCAAACTGCCAAGTAACACGATAATTGCCAACGGAAGGATCTGTTTGAAAATCTAAATCGCCCGTAAATGTCGGTACGTTGTTTAACCAAACAGTTGTTGAATTGGCAGGCACAGTGCCTGTATGTAATGTTACTGTTGTGTTTGATGATGCATAGGTTGCTGTTGATGTAACAGCATTTGCTGGTGATGTTTGATTGAAAATAACAACAGTGTTATTAGGGAAACTAGATGTTACATTACCAGCGATAGTAAATGATGTTGAGTTGCTCCCTACTAATTTAAATGGCACCGTGCCCGGTAAAATATCTACAGCAAACGGACCACTACCAGCGGCCAATGTTGTACCAGTGGTAAACACATCAAGCTCTTGGTAATTGCCTGCAAAGATGTAGTTCACGCCATTATACGGCTGAACAATCATGCCGCGATAAATACCCACTTGGCTAGTAAATAACGAGCGAAAGCCGCCCATTTTCTTTGGGATGCCACGTTGGAAACGACACCATACACCATCGGTGTATTCGTTCGTTTCAAAAGAAGTACCATCGCGCTTAATACCCGCTGGAATAGCTAAGGTATAAATTCTAGTAAACTGCGAGGTATCTTGCTGAATATCATCAGCTGCCATTAAAACGCTCCGCCGCTAATTAGTTCTGCATTTAATGTTGCGTTAATTGTTACTAAAGGTGCTAATAAATTTGAATTATCTAGCTGAGCAATTTCGTGACCATTTGCTGTTAAACCCAAAATGCCGCTACCAACAAGATACATACCAGTGGTAGTATCATTGTTAAAGGAGAAAGATGGCGCGCCCGCGGTACCGTTAGCTGCATAAAACAAACCAGTGGAAGAGCTTGTCAAAACATACAAATTCTCACCATCGCTTAGCACGGTAACAATGCTACCGGTAGCAATAACGATAGGTGGCTGTGAGCTACCTTGGTTTTGGAATGTAATGTTATAACCAGTTTGGTTAGTATCATTAACCAAAATGTAAAGCTGGGTAATTGCTGGTAATGTAACTGCTAAGGTTTGTGTACGAGTGCTAGATTGCGCAATATATGTTTGAATAATTGGCGCGTATGCTGTTAAATTCAATGTGTTGCCAGTAATTGAATCTACGTCGTAAGTTGCTGCAGTGAAAGCCGCACTCGTTGGGGAAATCAAACCAACGGTAATAAAGCCACCAGCTGTAACATCTTTCATTAAAAATCCGGAATCTCCCGGATTAATGTTTACAGATTGTTGGCCATTGAGCGTATCTGGAGATGTTGGTGTGATTGCTAAAGTGCCAGTTCCATTGTTACGAAAACCAATGAACCAACCACTTGATAAAGACTCTGAAGATGGTAGTGTAAATGTTCCAGCGCCAGCGTTCCAAACAAACGTAGAGGCTCGGCTGCTGTCATTAATTGTTGGACTGGAAGTTACATCGACTAAGTTTTGTGTTGTTGCTAATTTGCCGTTAACGGTAGTTAAACCAGCGCCGGCTAATGTTGCTGCGTCTGCGTAGGATGTTCCTGCTGCAAATGTGACGTTGTTCCACGTGCCGGCTGTAGTGGAGTTATTAACCAGATAAAAATACTTGGATATACCAACAGGAACAGTAACACTAGCGCCCCCTTCAAAATCTGTGATAGTGAATGCATTCGCGCCCAAGTTTCGGAATAAAATATCCGCACCCAATGTACCTTGATCGCCTTCAGGCAACGAAATAACTAAACCAGTGGTAGAAGCAACACAGTCAATGATTCGCGCCGCGGGAGTTTGCCCTAGCTCTTGATTAACAGTAGACGGCCAGAATAGGGGTGTATTAGCACTAAAACCAAGCGCGTAATAGGATACATCCGTCTGTGTTACAACGGTTCCGGTAAAGGGCGATACGTAAACTGGTGTAGTCATATTTTAAGGTTCTTGAATAGTAGTGTTACGATCAATACGCCGAGAATTATCTTCTTTCTTGAGTGCTGCAAGCGCGTCGGTGTAGTATTGTTTCCAAACAGGCAATTTATCCAGTGCTTTCAAATAGCCCTGAGCCTGTAATAGGGCACCATAAAGCATTGCCTGTGGGGCAATAGCTGTCCATAAATTTTGTTGGTTAGAAGCGTCTAGTGGCTGGATTTCAGCATAATAGATAATCTCTACAGGGTATGAAGCATTAGGCGCTGGAGCAAAGTTCCAGTTACTAAAATCATAATCTGCGTAATACTGTGGTTGACCACCGGATGATTCTGAAAGATACTGCGCTACATAATCTTGGCTACGAAGCAAAATGGGTTGGCCATTAACTTTCATAGATACGGTTTTGCGCCAGCGGGCTGGTTTATTGAGTACGGTTTGATTGGCTGCTAGGTTTGTCTCAACAACAATTAACTGCAAATATGTTTTGAGTTCAGCAGCAATAGATGATTCAGCAAGCGCGATTAGATTTGGAATTTGCGCTAAGAAGTCAGCGTCATCTCGTTCCATGTAGTCGGCAATATTAGCGACTAAACTATCGTAGGTCATTACAACTGACATTTAATTACCTCGTATAGTAAGAATAGTTGGGTTGGAAATAAATTGGCGACTTATCACGATCTTCTTCGCTTGCTTGTAAGAATGCTTTTTGAGCTAATTGATCTAGATAACCAATTCGGGCCATATCAACACCCGGAATCTGCAAAGCCATACTATGTGACAATTGTCTTTGTACACAATTTAACCAACGATCTGGAACATAAATTTGATTAGTCAACGAGCCAACGTCTTGCATTTGGACTTCAACAATCAACTGAAACATTTGGAAGTCGTTGTTTGGCACTGGCCATAGATACATTGATGGCTCAATAGTACGGTCAAACCAGTACTGCAATGAACGGACAGATGGAAACTGTTTGTTTGGGAGATTCCAGTAATCGTCGCGGTTTAAGCGGGCTAGCGGAATTACTTGCTGGCTTGTGGAGAAAACAATTTGACGAATTGAGAATGTTGATGCAACAGTCTCTCTGAGGCGATAATAGAGATATGGTGGTGTTGTGCCAATGTTGTAATATTGCCACTGTTTGTCTGTCATAGTAATGGATGGGAATTGCTGTACTGTCGTCCAGTGAATTCCATCATTACTAACTTCATAGGCAAAGTTGTATGTTACTGTTTCGCCTGCGGGGGCGTAAGCATTAAAGCCAACATAGAACACCGGATTAGAACCAGAATACTCTAAGCCAAACCAGTTTTCGCCAACGGTTGATGTCGATACTAAATCAAGATTTTGAGCAAATACTGCTGGGGATTCTGGGTTATCCGCTGGCAAATATTGCGCAGCAGAAGAGTTGATGATATATACCCAGTTTGCTTCACGAACATCAATAACTGTCTTTGGGAGAACTAATTGTTGCTGAGCTGTCAAAGCACCGTACAATTGATTTTCCAACAACCACAGATTTACACCTAGGTTGGACAAGTTTTGTAAGTTGTAAAATAAGGCTTGTTTAGCAGCGCCAATTAATTCAGGCGTCATCTCTTCTGCTGTTTTACCAGCATCACGAAATGCGTATGAAATTAATTGATCGACATTGACTGTCGTATTACCCGTTGTACCTGAGTAGGCCATATTAGCGTCCTCTGCCGGATTTGCGCAAAGGCAATGACTTTTTGGCTGGACCTGCCTTTATAAATTCTTTTCCGACTTTCTTTGGAATCCCCAAAGTGCTTTTACCTGCAGCTGCAGCTCCCATAGCACCTTTTTGTTTTTCACTGACATACGGCATGGTCTGTCCTTTTCATTTTTTTAATTGCTTCGACCATTTCTCTTTTAGATTCCATCATATCTTGTGTTTGTTTTTTATTTGATGTACCCCAAAATTTTCGGAAATATAAACAAGCATCTATTTGGTCTGATTTAATAATTGTGTAAGGTCTAATTAATTCACAAAATGTTTTGGCGTTTTCGCCTTGCACATGCCAAGAATACCCTTGTCGCCAGTTAGCTTTACCCGTTGATTTTTTGTGCACTTTGCCACCAACGTTGCTTTCCAACCATTGCATAATTCGCCAATCAGTATTAGCAATTTCAACTTTAAATTGCCAGTTACTAAATTTACTTTGTTTTTTAAACTCATAAATTCCTACCGAACCTTCGCCATCAAAAAGGCCTGCTAAATACGCAAGCTCTTTTTCTTTCAAAAGAATGTTTATTGGTTCGGTTTTGTAAGGCATATTATTTACGTTTTACTTTACCGCCGCGCTTTTGAGCAGGTACCATTGAGCTTGTTGGGCCAACTGGGGCTGCGCCAGGGGCTGTAGGGGCCATAGGAGCTTGCATGGCTGGGGCTGGGGCTGCGCCAACATTAGAAGTAGCAGCATTCATTGGGTTTAATCCGCTTAGCTTGTCCATAATGAATTTTTTGGCTTTACGAGCTGGATTCATTACCATATTGCGTGTTGCAATATTGTCTTGTGTATCTAATGCGGCTTGTGCTGCGGCTGGATCTGTTTCGAAGCTAGGTCCGCCAGTGGCCATCTTTTTGATTTTGCCGCCAGATTTGTACTTATTAGGACCCCCTTTGGCGCCAGAGGAAGCATTCGCTTCTTTAGGGCCTTCTGATACCTTTTTAGCTTTAGAAGAACCGGCCGGGAGCTTGTTTGTTTTAGCTACGTCAGAACCTTTGAAATTTGGACGCTTGGTTGCTGCATTAGGAGCATCGGCTTTACCAGCTTTGATGTTCTTTACTTTTTCGATGTTGTCTAAATCGCCAGAAGATTTCTTAGCGCTGTACTCATTGTCTACGCTACCACCAGCTTTGTATTTCTTAACTGTGCCCATTGCTTTTTTAGCACGGCCGCCTTTTTTGAGGTTAGATAAGTCTGTCTTTTCGCCATCATGCAATTGAGCATCATGTATACCAAAGGCTTTTTTAACAATTTTTTTGTCTTGTTTAACATCAGCTTCTGGAATTTCTTTGCGGTCACGCTTTGTGAAGTTTTCTACTGAGCGCTGAATAGAACCACCTTCTTTAAAACAGGCGATTTGTTTGGGTAATTTTTTGAAGCCGTCCATGGTAAATCCTCGAGGTTTGGTTATAAAGTGGATTGATCAGATCCTTATATCTACTAATACGTCAAATTGGGCTAAATCGCCCTTAAAAACAGCTCGCGCTCTTTCTCTCTGCGGGGGCGCAAGACGGGTGGGGTGACCCAATGCATAAAGGCGTTTGCGGCGCCATTATAGTCATTTTGGTTTAGTTTAAAAACTACTTCTGAGTTTTTGAAATTAGCCTCACCAATATTGAAGCAAAGGGAGTATAGGGCGTCTTGTTGGTTTTGGTTGAGGGGTACCCGCACCGAACTCATTAGAGCGTCTCCACACCACCTTAAATCGTCTTTAAACAGGTCTTCTACCTGTTGATCTGTCAGTGTGGCGCTAAGCATCCATTTTTCATTGGGTTTGATTAAATGCCCCACGCCAATGGTCCAAAGACCTTTAGAGTCTTTATAGGCTTTGTGGCGTTTGCCCTCAAAGCCCGTAATAAATTCAAATGTTGATTCGGTGATTGCCACGATGTCTTGTTCCACTAACCGCACGAATTTAAAGTCCTGGAGGACTAAAATCAACGTGCATAGCCATATTACTAAAAATAGTCTGATGTTCATACCAGCTCCTTTCTTTTGCGCCATATACTAATACGCAAATTGGGGTTACTTGGCGTTTTCGTACGCCTGAAGATCGGTGAGCTGTTTTGCTACTTTGAGGTATTTTGCGTTGTTTTCTGCTGCGACGCTGAGGACGGTAGCAAGGTCAAGGGAGGTGGTGGCACCATCAGAGCCGCTGGGGCTTGAGGTTTGACCAGTTGCACTTGCGTTGTACAGCCGCACATAGCCATTAGTAATAGCACAAGAACTATTGTCGTCAGGATGTACAGCCTTAGAAATTTGGCGTTGGAGACTGGTGTTTGTGGTGTTGAGCTTGTCGATTTGCTGTATGTAGTTTGCGACAATTTGGTCGCCTTTTTGTTGAATATCATTTACTTTTTGCTCCGCTTCAATGTTTGATTTCTCTATTTTAGCAACATAATAGTCTGATGTCCAGCTGTATGCCCCGTATCCAGCTATCACACCAGATAGGCCAGCTACAATGAGGTAGATATAAATACCGCCAGCTAGGCTTGTTATGTTAGTTAGTAGGGTTTTCCACATTGTTGGTTTCCTTTGGCTCTGTGTCTTTTTTGAGCATTACGGCTGCTCCGTGTGCGCCAGCGATAATACCAATGGCTTCGGCAAAGTCTTTTAGCACAGGCATGTCACCATGAATCATTTCGTAGGTTGCGCCAATTAGCACTGCAAAAAAAGAGAGCATCCAAGACCAACGCGCTATGTCGTGTGTCTTGTTATCTGCTCCAGTTAGTAGGTCGTTTAGAACCTTTTGAATCATTTATGTTCGCGCAGTGAGTCTAGTTTGTCCTCAATGCGATGTACCGCTTTGAGAACTTCTTCCCAGCGATCTGCAAAGTCAGATTTGTGCATGTAGTTTTCTGCTAGATGGGCGCGCAGACCAGTTACATCATCTTTTAAGTCCTGAACCGCAGTCCAGAGCTCTTTGCAAAACCAACCAATAGCAACACAGATCAGTGGCAGTACTGTGTTTATAAAAGTTTGGATATCCATCGCTGGGGCTTTCTTTTTATTGTTATTTAGCTTGGTGTCTGGCGGCTTCTTCGCGAGCCCAACGAATTACTGGTGGTACATCAGCTTCTACTACAGGGGCTGGTGCTGGGGCAGCTTCTACCACGGGAGCTGGAGCAGCCTCTTCGCCTTTAAGAACAGCTAGTTCAGCTTCGATTGATGCTAGGATAGTATCATTTAGTGCCATGGTTTAAGCTCCTGTTGTCCAAGGTAACGGTGTTACTGCTGGGCTAACAGGTGGATTGACGATTGATGCAATTTGTCCGTCAATACAAGCCTGTGTGTTAATTACCAAGTTAGGTTCAGCTTGAATCCATCCCAATACCTGAGCTTGTGTAAGCTGTGCGTATGGCGTTGGAGTAGCTGTTGTATCAATCGTAAACTGGCTTGAACC